CATTCCTTTATAAAATTGCCCACCTTGACTTGTCGCTGTCTTAAATGCATCGGTGATCATAGCGGAAGTGATCTGGCCTTTTTCCATTTCCTTCCGCAAAACTGCCATAGACTTACCAGTCTTGTCAGCAATAATTGCTAATGGATTAAAGCCAACATCAATAAGCCGATTTAATTCCTCGCCCTGTAATTTACCATTCGCAGTAATACGCCCAAAGACTTCAGCCATCGTACCAAGCTTCATCGAATTGCCTTGGGCAATATCACCAAGCATTGATAATACTGGAAGCACTTGCGTTGCATTTATTCTATAGGCGAGTAACGTTTTTGTAGCTCCAGCTAAATCGCCCGTTTCAAATGGAGTAGCAGCAGCCATTACTTTTAATTTTGTCATCAAGTCAGCAGCTTTACTAGCGCTGCCTAACATAACAGAAAACGAGGATTCCAAATCTTCCATGCTTGATGTTGATTTTATAGCTGCTGTTGCCATTGCTATCAATGGTGTGGTGACAAATAATGATAAACCCTTCCCAACTTTATTTGCCATTTCTCCAAATGACGTCATCTTCTTTTCAGATTTATCTATGGAGTTATCGAACTGAGTATTATCACCTACAATACGGACAGCCATCTGGCCTAAATCAGCCATTATATATCTCCATACTGTTCAGCCATTTTCTTTTTGAGAAGATCGTCTGCTGCAAATTGTGCTTTTGCCGCTTCTGCCATGGCTCGTAACTCCTCAACCGGCTTATTCGCTAATCCTGGCCCCGCATTTGAACCCTCATCACCATTCTTTATTGCTATACCCTTATTGTGATATAATAATATCTGTCCTACCGTCATATTCCATAGTAAATATTCTTTCGTCGCCCACGGATACAATAAAGCCATTGAAACAAAGATGCGCCCAAGCTGAAAGGTTACTTCTTTTTCCTCTTGGGCGCTACTCCGTTTTTTAGATCAGGCTGTACTCCCTCGTATGCCTTCATCAATGCTTCTTTTATTGCATTGGCAAAGCGTTCTATTTGTTTAACATCAACGTTCCCTCTGAACCATTCAGGTGTGAACTCTGGATATCGATACATACAAAAGGCAGCGCATAAATCTATGGAAATATCCATAGCGCGTTTTGTTTCTTCGCCTTCCTCTTGTACCTTTGCCATATCCAGTGTTGCTAAAGACCGTACTAATTTATCCACCTCGAAAGTAATGCCACAAGGGATGAAGGATACGTCAATATCCTTTCCTCCCAAGTGGACGATCCTTGGAGTCGGTCGCAATATATCTAGGTCTTCTATTACCATTTAGGCCACCGTCTTTTTGAAGATTGTCTGCACGGTCGGATAAGCTTACTGCTTCGCGAGAATCGAGAATGAATAGACTGTCATAGGATCGGAATCATTATCACTCTTTGGTGCAGCAGAAAATCCCGTGTTCATAAAACAGTTAGGAAGAATATACGTGGTCGTTTGTGACGAGCCTGTTGCAAGAGTGCGTATATTCGCAAGCTTGAACGCTTTGGCAGTTTGCACCGTAACGTTTCCACCAACAATCAATGATCCACTCGTACCTGCGAGCAATCCGCCCGACATGTTCGAGAATGCCGAGCCGTCATACTCAATCAAATCTATTTCAAAGGTAGCGGTTTCTTTTGCCACACCTTGAATTGGATCAACTGAATTGCCTGATTGGCATGTGAACATTTCAGGATTATAGGTAAAGCTCTTTACCATTCCCGCGCCAAGATTGATCCATGTGCTTCCGGCGGTAGCACCCACAGCGCTTACTGAAATAGCAAAGTTTCCTATTTCAATTTTAGCATCTGCCACTGTCGCATTCTGATAGATAGGCATATCTCACTCCTTTTACGAAATACTTGAACTAGGATATACCAACTGGATATCCACTGGCGCATTATATAGATTATCGGACGTTTCAGGTATTAAGCCCTGAGACTGCCGTAAACTCCCCCGTGATATTTCAAAACCATTCATTGATCCATATGTTCCTGTAGAATATGTTCCATGAAAAACATCAATAACTAATCGCGCTATTTGTAACGCGGTCGATGCAGTAGTAGCGCGGCAATTAATAGCAAAAATAACAGTTTCAAAACCATTTTTTCGTTGCCCTCCTGCCATCTCAAAGTAATTGATACAAGGAACAACCGTACTGACAGGGCGCATGCCATGATATATTCTGGTAGACACAAGCGCCGTTACTGCGGACGTTTGCGCTAATGTATAACCGACGCATTGTGCTGCCGTCATTGGAGATAATCCTTCAAATAATATTTGCCGTTATATAAACCTATATGCAATGTCTTACCCTTCGCAAGATCCAATGCGGGGCGGAGAAACGGTTGGGCATCCATATGTATAGTTCCGAATTCTATGTGCGGGCCATACTCCACAGCCGTGCCTACCAATACTTCCATATCACTATCTGGCTTTGTTATTTTGTGGAAACCTTCTGGCATTCCTTCCCAAAATGATCGATGCTGATCTTTCTTTTTTACTTTTTCTTTACTAGAATTCTGCACCACTCTACTCATTTCAGTTCCTTGTCCATCGCCTGCCTGTACGTTTATTGATGCAGCGAGATATCCATAGTCAATTGGGCATAATAGTTTTGCTTGTCCTTCCACTACCAAACCAACTTCAAACATTGTTTTTCCAACTACTTTTTTACCGAGAACTTTAACTTCTTTCCCTTCCCATTTTGTATTCACGGTTACTTTTACGCTCATGATAATTTCTCCAAACCAGTCATGACTAATTTATCTTGTAATGCAACATTATCTGATGGCCCTGTTATTTTATATCTACTGCCAGCATAAATAACAGCATCATCTTGATTCGTAAATGTATACTCTTCGGGTAGCGTGACCAGCACATGCGTACTAGCACGATACATTTTATCTGAAATATATCGTTGGCTTTGCCCGGGACTCCATATCGCCACATGGGAAAGTGTAGTCAATTTTTCTGTTTCAATTTCTTCTCCCATCCCATCTGGGACAAGAGTTTTTCGAGAAACTTGTACGCCTCGTAATGTTAAAAAATGTTTTAACAGCATCACATCAACCTCGTCATTCTATATGGCACAAGCATTTCCATAATGGATTTCGGATATCCGTACTCGTCGGTATTCGCAGAATAACTTTCGCTGAATGGACCAAGTGATCCTGAATTGTATCCAGGAACTATTGTCGGCCTAATATCAACATCATAATATATCATTTGAGCAGCGGCATATTTTATTGGCTTAGGCCATTGTACCACAGAAAGCAGAATGCTTTGCCCTGACAATTCATTTATTATTGTTGATCCTGTTACAAGAGTCGCAACATTTTCATTAACAGATAAAATAGTATAATAACCGTCATTGCGATAGCTCCCATAAAGCATAATATCATCGCCAGCAAGGAAATTGTATTCTTCAAAGTGCGCGCTCCCTGTGGTAAGCGTTCGTAATGCAGAATCAAATGTAATTCTATCTTCAAATTGCAATTCACTTGTAAAATAATTATTCGTGAGCATTGTGATACGATCTTGCACAATAGGAATAATCTCAGATGCAAGGATCATGGCCGCTGAAGCAGATATAGGAGAAAGAATTGTAACTTCTGTCGCCGAAACAACCATACGTCCTCCTATGCTGGCTTCGTTCTTTTTGTTTTCAATGCTTTTATCTTTTTACTCAATCGCCTAACTGAAATGAAAAGGCGGGTGGCCATATGTTTGAATCTATCTACCATACCCAGCATAGATACCACCCGCACAATTCTATTATCCATTAATAACTACAATCACTCGCTCGCACGAGGACTTTGGTAAGCCTCTACTACAGCGCCAGGACCAGTAAAAGTAAAGATGATATTACCGGCAGTATTCAGGAATCTTGCACTTTCAAAATCCTGCCCACCGACAATACAGGTAGCAGTACTAGCAAGTGCCGTAAGCGCCTTTGCCCCCTGCCCAATGGACGAATACCGCGTACCAGCCGCTAATGAAATAGCAGTGATTGGCGCAGTACTAGCATAAATACGAACTCGTAAAGAATCCATATCCAACGCGCCCTGAGCGGTCGTGCATGCAATGGTGCATGTGCAGCTAGAACCAATTGCAGGGGTAGCAGTGATAACCGCGCCAAGCAAAGTGGAAGTAACAACAGTACAAGTCGTGCTCTCTAAAGCCATATTATCCTCCTTCCCTTAGCCCGCAACTTCTGCGAGATACATCGTGCAAAGAGCTTCAGGACGAACCACCTTAGCACCATATACATATAATCCCTTAACACCCTGATCAAAATAGCTTTCTCGCTCTACTGCCTTAATCTTTGCAACCTGTCCTGCATAACTAATAGCAGAACGAGCACCGCACATAATACGATACTGGCCAGCAGCGGATGCGCATGAAACATTATTGGAAATAAGAATATTCTTGAAGCCAAGTGCCTCACCGACATATCCACGAACGAATACATCCTGAGCAACTTTCGGAACAGCAATCGCAGAAATACCACCAACCTCGGCAAGCAGCAATTTCTGATGCATCCACGGAGGCAATACGATCCAGCGATTATCTTCAGGAACATTTGCCTGGCTTAGATATCTATTTGCATAGGATATTGTTTCTATAACGTTACCGGAAGAAACAGACACGCTTGAACCTGAACTACCAATATAGGTAGCGCTACCAGTTACACCCGCGCCTGCGTATAGACCAGCAATAAACTGATCAATGGTATCGGCGACTGCATATGCAGCTTCATCCATCGCGTCATTCATCACCTTCGGCTTTTGCTGAATAACATCTACATCATCAATAGCAAAGCTAAATGACTTTGCCTGATCGATGAGCATCGTTTTCTGCGCAGAAGTAAGCGCCTGCCACGTAAGTGAACCATACTTGGTATAATCGCTTACTGTGATCGGGCCTATTTCATTGATGTGAACCGTGTCACCAGCACCCGTGATCTCGCCTTCGTAATCGGTATTGACTACGCCAGCAAATACAAGCGCTTTGCGAAGTCTCACAAATAATTTGGCGGACCAAATCTGTGGAACGAAATTCTCTAGTCCCATACTAAACTCCTTTTATTCATTTGATATGGCGCCATCAAGCTCGCCATTCATCTCCAGCTTTAATGCATCAGCAAAACTAAGTTTCTTCAAATCCACCCTGACACCTTCTTTCACTGGAGCACCACTTCCGGGTTTATATCCTTCGGCCATAAGTTTGTTCACTGTTGCGGTTTCAATCGCCCCAGTTTTTCCCTTAAACTTCTGCATATACAGCGTTGCTTCTTCCACGCTTCCAAAATTAATACCCGCAATGAACTCCGGTTCAATCTGCATTTGAAAGGCCAAATCTTTTATCTGCCCATTCATCTTATCTTTTTCCCAGGCCGCCTTCATCGTCTCCTGTTCTAGTCGCATTTCGCGAAGTGCCTTTTGTTCAGGAGTCTCTGTAGGATTTAACCGAATCATTTCAGCAGCGATACCAGCTTTTACGCCAGCCTCGATTTTTGCCTTTGACTTTTCATCGTGCGTCTTAATCGCCTGCGTCACGCGCTCGTCAATCAATGGCTGAATCAGATTTTTTCCTTCTACTGTTTGTAAGTATGCGGAAACCAATTCAGGATTAACCGGCTTATCAATTGATACTGAAGCAATGTACGCAACAATGTCAGTTTCTTCTTTGTGTTCGGCTATAAACGCCTGGACATCTTCTAGTGTAATATCAGTCATTTACTTCTTCCCCTTTTTTGCCCCGACAGTAGTCTTTTTCCCTACTGGGTTCTTTTTGGCTTGAATCTTCGGTGGCCTGCCGCGCCCGCGTGATTCTTTTACCAAAGGTTGTTTCTTCGCAACCACGACCGGTTTCTTTTTAGCAATTATTTCTTGCTTTGAAACCTTAACTGGAATAGTGCTCTTCAGTTCTTTCGGCGGGGGCACTTGGATTGTTGCGGTCTGTTCGGATGTTCTCGCATGAAGCGAAGCCAACCTATTTTCCCGTGCTACCAATTTCCTTTGCCTGTTCTTATCCAATTTCATTTCCTCCTTACTCTCAAGTAAATAAAAAAGAGGGCTCAAAATAAATAGTTATTCACTATCTATTTCTGCCCTCTCCAGATTTCTGGTCGAAGTCACTTTCCAACTACCTATATTATAACGTATTTCAAGAAAAGTTAATATAGGCCAACTGTCAAGCCATATATACTCAACTTCTCATATAAAACCTCATAGCGTTAATCCTACCCACCAAGAAACGAAGATTATTCATGCCCA